TCAATGTATTTTGGTATAGTTTTAGTTATTATTGTTCTTATAACAATTGGCGTTATATGGTATTTACGTAAGATATCAGATATGTCTGTTGTACTTGGTCCATTTGTATTAGATGGTATGGGTAGTACTCCCGAGAAAATTTTTACTCAGGCTCAAATCGAACATTCATTAGGAAATAATTTTACATTAAGTTTCTTCCTCTATATGGATAAAGTGAATAAAGAACGTATTCCTTTTGCTGGACCTGACGGCGAATATCGTGGAAAACCAATTGTCTATATACGTGGTGTAGGTGATATTACAGTTGATCCAATTCATCAGAAAATGCGTTTGAATATACGCCCATTAATACAAAATAGTGGTCGTTTTGAAGAAGGTTCTGTTGTACCATTGAATGTAGATAATTTTATGATAGCACGTTGGAATCAAGTCACATTTTCAATAGAGGGTCGTACAGTAGATTTATATGTAAATGGAAATCTCATGAAATCTATGTTGCTTGACAATCTACCAATTCTAAATCCAATAGGCGTAACCCTTGAAACATCTCCGGATTTTGTGGGTCAAGCCGGTTATTTTCAAGCATGGCCACGACGTCTAAAAGAGAATGAAATCATACAAAATTACAAACGTGTTACAGACACCCGTGGTAAACCACTTATACCCGACAAGGGTCCCGACCTATTCAAACATTTTGGTAAGTCTCTTTGTGACATGGGATTGTGTGGCATCCGGATTAGTGCGGGACCGCTCCATTATGTAGATTATGATTTTGCCTGAGAGAATTTGCCAATGTAAGTTAGAAGAATTATGGACTCCGTGCGTAGCTTCGCTAACAACAACCGTGGTACAATTGTAAATGTAGTTTACATTGTTGCCGTCTTAATTGTGTTATACTATGCTTATATGTTCTTAATGGCAGGTAGCGAACTCCACCTTGACTTAGTTCCACAGCAAGTAAATGCCCAGGTCATGCAACATTTTAAGTTTGATCCTGATGGAACCAATAAGAAGCCATTTGCTCGCATTACAACCGGCGGCGAATATACACTAAGCTTCTGGATGTATATCAAAGACTGGACTGTACGCAGTGGTATGACAAAGAGTGTCATCACTATACGTGACTCCTCCGTCAAGGGTAGCAGCTTATTTGCTGCCATGATTTACCCGAATGAGGCCAAGCTCATGCTCCGCCCTCACGTAGATACATCTATGGCTTCTGGTTCATCTGCTACACAGACAATTGACTACACTGATGACGCAAACTATAAGCAACTCTTAGGTGGTCAGGGTACTCCGGCCGTCGATACATCACTTGAAATGCCACAGTGCGACTTAGTCGACATTGATTTACAGCGTTGGATTAATATCACAGTAGTCATGAATGGTCGTATTATGGATGTTTACTATGATGGTAAGTTAGCTCGCTCCTGCGTTCTCCCGAATATACCTATTGGCTCAGATAAAGGCAAACAGACAATGCTTGTTGGTCAATATGGTGGTTTCAACGGTTTCCTCTCCACAATCTCATTTGATGCTCAGGCACTCACCCCGGACCGTATTTACGCCATTTACCAGGCAGGTCCTGCTACAAGCAATGGATTCTTATCCTACATGGCCGATAAACTTGGTATTAATATCAAGTGGACCAAGGATATGACAACCAGCTTCTAAAAAATTATCATTTGTTTATTCATTTCTTCTGTTTATCATAAATAGAGGAAATGGATTACGCCAACGGAGCCATGTCATACATAATGGGACCCGGCTTAATTCCCCAACTGTTACTTACAATCGTCGCTATGCTTGTTTTATACAGTGTAATTACTGTAGTCGAGACAATCGTAATGACTATAAAGAAGTTCACAAATCAGACAACAACCTTATTTGATGATACAACTGCTATAAAGCAGACAATTCCTCAAGGCGGTGATTCTGCGTTAGTCTACCCACAGGTCTACAATAGTGAGAATGAGCGTAACGGTATGGAATTCTCTTATTCTACATGGATTTTTGTCAATCCTGATACATTTGAGAAGACTGTCTCTGATACCTGCGGTGGTTCCAATAGTAAGGATACTACCCGTCTCAAGCACATCTTCCACAAGGGAGCTGTAGGTTGCTTCCCTGTCATGGCTCCTGGTGTCTTTGTCCATGGTGACAAGAATACTTTACGTATTTACATGAACAGTGTAATTCACTGGGATAGTTACGTAGAGGTACCAAATGTACCTATTGGAAAATGGTTCCATCTTGTTCTCATTCAGAAAGGATCCAGTTTTGACATATTCATCAACGGTAATATTGCAGTCCGTCACCAGTTTGATGCTGTACCAAAACTCAATAATGGTAATATATACATCATGGCACCTGTCAAGTTCCCAGAAAACCCAGCTGATAGAAATATCATTACAGACTTCAAGGTTGACCAGGCTATGAATGGTATGGTATCTCGTCTCAAGTATTTTGCCTATGCTCTTAACTACGCACAGATTGATTCCTTATACCGTGAGGGACCAAGCAAGAAGATTGTAAATAGATCTGCTTTCTCACAAACACCACCTTACTTTTATGATGACTGGTGGGTCACAAAGTATTAAACACTTCAAGTTTCATTTAATTTCTTTAAGATTACAACGATTTGCGTTATAATCTTAAAATATTATAATTATATTTACTTGGCAAACTTGAGACCACCCATACCACTTGTAATTTCTAGGAAGTTGAGTGTTTCTACAAATACATTTAATTCATACGTGTAGTTAGCTAGTCTTGGAATTGGCTGAACATCTACATCCATTTCTAAACGATCAATACGACTTGTATTCAGTGTGCCCGTTGGTTGTTCAATTGTTGAACTATCCAAAGCAAAGCTATAAATTGAAATAGGCCACATTTCAGATTGTGTAGCCAAACCCATATCATTAAACGGCGTTGCGTTACCTTTTAGATAACGGTAGGGCACATATTGATTAAAATATGCATTATCCTGTGAGTCAAACAATGATTGGCCATTTGCCGTAAGATATACATTTGCCAAAATATCTCGCTGTATACCTGGAATTGTTAGACCTGAACATCCTAATGCCAATAGACGTCCATTCACAACAACTTGATTTGGTTGTCCACCCACAATCGGTGTTACATAAGGTCTATTAGAGCCTATAGGATTCAACCAATTTGTTAAATTTGTAGCCTGATTACGATATGTCAGTGAATCAGAACGACGAGCAAAATAAATTAAACGTGTTGCTACATTATGTACATCTAATCTATATGTATTACGTGTACTTATACCGGAAAATATAAAATTCTGTACTTGTCTTACATTATATCGTAATGTTGTTTTCGCAAACATTTGCTGTTCCTGTTCACGCACAAATGTATAGGTTGCTTCTAAGGTTGCATTTAATGGCCAACCGTCCTGAAGTGGAATGGCACCAGAAATATCAGTTAAAAAATATTTCATACTACCACTCAAATCTGTGTAGCTACCGTATAAATTATTTAATGAGTCTGGTAACGGTCCATATAACTCAGGATTCCATACATCATAATATTGATCTGTTGGAATATATGGAAGACTACGAATACTTGGACGTAAACGAACTCCACTTGGGTCTAGTACTGTATATAAATCGCGAATTGGACGTAACTGAAGAGTAATCTCACAATCATGATACTGAAGACCTATAAGTGGTAATGAGTTCGCAATATAGTCACTAAACCAAAGACCAAGTGGAACACGTATAATACGTCCTGGAATACTAGGTGCATTCGTTTGTACTGGATTTGGTAATTCGGGACTACCACGCCATGCTACTATATTTGGATATCCTGCTCCATTTGGATCTGCGTATATTCCGTTTTTAGGATCAAATAGTTCTAGTATATCTCCAACCATATATTGCCATTTTTGATATGCATCACCATCTAAATCAGCCATAGCACGTGCCATAATCCAGTCGCTATTAAACTCCTGAATCTTTTCACCTCCAATCGTAAATGTCACACGATCAATAAGACGAGCACCTATTTGACGTACCCAGGCAAATTCATAAGGTGCCTCACGTGATGAACGTATATTTCCTGAAGCATCTATTGTTGACGGATCTAGTACATAACTTGATATATGATTTGATAATGTAATAGGACGAAGATATGCTTTACTAAATACATCGGGCAATTGAAAACGAAATACTAAGTCACTTAATAAATCACCTTGACGAGGTATTTTTGCCTTAAGTAATACAGGTGCATCCATTAACAGTAAGTTTGGTCCATCCAGGGGTATCTGAATTGGTTCTTGTGAAAAGTGCGTATATTTATTGAACGATTTGTAAAAAAATGTTATTTGTGGATTTCCATTTAATACAACATTCTCATTGCCATAGCATACAAGTTGTAATAAGCCGCCCGGCATATCTTCCTAATCGGGGCGTGATATTTCAATATGAATTAAGACCGCACAATTATGGCTATGCCTATTTTGATATAAGACTATAGAGGGATATGGCAAGTAACGCCGCCAATGAAATATTTACAAATTCGGCACCACCATCTACTGATTGGTCTCGTGTTGTATTATTTTTTGTCATATTTATGTGTTTGAGTGCATTAGCATATTTTGTATATATAAACTTTATTGTTCAAACAACAACACTATCGTATCCATTTCATCAACATATATGGAATAAATGGGTAAATTGGTATAAACCTGAGTTACTTCAACCCGAACATGATAAAAAAGTTAACGAAGATGTAATATCTGACCATACAAAACTTACAGGTGAACCTATTGAGCCACCATCTTCTCAACCTACTGCCACACCATCCGTAGCTGATGAAATAGCAGAAGCTATAGTTCATAATGGTGAACCTAATAAACAACAGCATAAACAACATAAACAAGAATCGAAACATCCACGTAATGAACGTGAAAACTGGTGCTTTGTAGGTGAAGATTTATCCGGTCGTTATTGCGTGCGTGTACCATCTGATAAACAATGTACCAGTGAACGTCTATTTCATTCACGCGTTGACTGTGAAATGGCAGCTGCAAATCATTTACCTGCTGGTGTATTAACACATAATGGTGATAAATATGTACCATTAGCAACAAAAAATATTGTGTAAGGTCTTCCGGTGTAAACAATACATACATATCCATTAGGGGATGTCTATATTGACACAAGCATGGAATTTAACTCAATATCATCTTCATAAAGCAACGTATGATCCAAACGCTGAACAATTTGCGAAAGATAAGGCTGCCGAAGCTGACCAAAAAGCCGCTGCTGATGCCGCTGCTAAAAAAGCAGCAGACGACGCTGCTAAACAAGCACAATCCGCAAATGTAATACCAACCAATGTGACATTATGTTTAGGTACACCTATAAAACTTAGTCCTACAAATTTTTTTAATAATGATACATTTAATACTTATTTAAATAATGTAAATACCAAAGGTGGACCAGATAAAACTGGATATGTATTTAAAACACTAGTAGACGCACAAGCAAATTGCTCAAAAAATCCTAATGCCAAAGGAATTTTATCATGGACAGATAATGGTAATTTAACATTTTGGATATACGATATGGATATTTCATTAACAAGTACACCATTACCATCTGGATCTATTGCTGCTGGTATAGCTGGACATCCTGATATACAGTTTATTCCTGTTATGCCATGTACAAACGATGATGCTAATCCAAATGAATTTAATTTTACACGTTTAATGGGACGTATATTATCAATCACTATGAAAATTGTTACAATTTTTCTTCTAATAGTTGCCGGTTTATATGGAGCTTCCTTAGCAACTAATTTAAATTTATATCAAGTATTACCTATACGAATATTATACGCAATTTATGGATTTTTATTTTTCTGGATAGTTATACCCTATGTATTATTATATAGATGGTGGTGGAAGGGAAAGAAACCTGAATTTTATGCATTTATTCCTATTATTCCTTATAAACTTGATAACTATTATGCTGCTATGCTCTTTAGTTGGATGAGTTATAAACCAGATGATGCTATTGCGTGCTTACAAGAATGGCAATCCTCTCAATAAAAATATATTTCTTAAATAGCAGAATGGAATATACTGATTCCAGGCTCACTGGAGAAAAAATAGCTATATTATCTCAAAACAGTCGTAACGTCGGATTATTTGAACATATACGTATAACAGAACATTCTGACTATGATCCCTGGCCTACATCAATGTCACTTTTCAAATCTCAATCCAACCCATTAACACAATTTGTACGCCCAAATGCTAAAATAGACTATGATCGTTCTTATACTGGAGCACATGTAGAACCACTTGATGCAATTGTACAACAGGGCGAATGGGAAACATCAGATACAATATTTTTACACAATGTAATTTTGTACAAACTTCCTTTTATTGTATCTTTTTGGGAATCAACTGAAAGTTATCCTGTATTTACAATGACTCCTGATTATATATTGCCATGGAGTTCTACACTCACATCATCTGTTGTACTCCCGACATTATCAACCTATGAACATAGTCATTATAGACTCCAAATGAGTCCTACCCTCTTAATTCCTTCGCCACAAGTGTCACCACGAACTCCACAAGTATCGCCATTATCACCGCGTAAAAATATACGTAGAGTCTTATCTACATCAGCAATATGTCCTATTACTCTTGGACCACTAACAATGAATACTACTTATTGGACTCCATGTGGTCATGCGTTTTCATCAGCAATTGAAGAAGCCTTACACCGTGACCCACGTTGTCCATTATGCCGAAATAGATGTGAATTCAGGCACTGTGCTACACCAACTATTTCCTAATTTATAATTAAGGATGTCAGAAAAATACAAGGCAATGCTTATTGCCTGGTATTGTCATTATGGAACAGTATACATGCTTTCTGGTCAGGAATCATCGTATAAAAGCCCTTTACATAAATTACCTACAATAGGCGATGTACCAAAAGATGAACGCAAATTAGCGTATAAAAAAACTATAAAAGATTTACTACCAAAGGATAATAGTCGATTTGTGTTTCGTTCACGTAATACAGAATATAGTCTACAAATTCCTAATGGAAAATATGGTTTTCCAAAAGGTAGCAGTAATCATTATTTAGATGGTGACGATACAAAGAAAACCGCTTTACGCGAATTTGAAGAAGAAATTGGATATACAATTTCTGATACTGAAAATGTTAACTATCAAGGAGTTATGTTTGGTATATTTGTGTATACATATAAGGTTACATTAGATCATCGTCGTGCTATTGAAACTGCCATATTGGCTCAGAGTCAAGCACGTTACGGTGAATTGTTTAATGTGAAGTTTCGTTCTGTAGAACATATTAACAAAGAACTTAATACATGGAACGTAAAATCTGCACAAATTTTTCATACATTACAAGGACGTTTGGCGTGTAATCCTACAAAAGGTGGAAACCTTTTTAACAATACACGTAAAAAACGACCAAGTCATTTACATTATGGAACTGCTGCCAAGGCGAAACAAACATTAAAATATCTTAAACGTCGTCCTTATGGGGAGCAAGTACGAAGTGCCCAAGCTATGTATTATAGAGCAAAATATCATGCGAATCAAACAGCAAATATGCGAAATGCTATGAACTTATATGGTAAATTTTTGAACAAACTGAAGAATAATAGCAGGAAACCTACACAAAAAGGCGGTTTACGAATTCCTATTTATAGTATACTGATGAATAAACAAATAGAAAAGGCTATCCTTTCTGTCAATCCTAACTTTAAATTTACTGGTTTTATGAAAGACCCGACTGCTCCTGATTTTGGTAGTTTACAACGATGGGATAGTTATAAAAACAGAATTGCAAATATTACAGATTCTGAACCAATTGTTGTAAATAAATATAAAAGCACATCATATTACCAAATTCAAGACGGTCGGCATCGATTTGCTCAAGCAATATTAAATGGCTCTGAAACCGTCAATGTAACTATACTTTAAAATATTCTTTCATTGAATACATGCCGGTCTTAACACGTACAATGAAGGTTGCATTTAATGCGAAGATGAAGGTGGTGGCGGCTGAGCAGGCAAAGGTCCGTGCCGCTACGCGTAAACTTGAAAAGGCTGAGGCAGAGGCGAAGAAGGCAAAGGCAAGAATGCTTACTCAACTCAAACGAAAAATCACAAAAAAACAAATTAAGAAAGTCAAGGGCGGATCTTTCTGGTAACTTATAGACTCATAAATATAACAATATATACCGGTCTATTTATTCTTTGTATACCAAGCATATGCCGCACCGCCTAGGACTACTCCACCCAAAAAGACAACTGTATTCACTGCCATAGATGTTTGTAATGAAGATTCTGGTTTCTGTGATTTTATTAAGCTTACACGCTCAAGCACTGCGAGTTTGCTCATATACTTTATATAATCATCCCAGGTAATCTCCTTCTTTCCCAATTGTACATTCACTTTATTATGAATGTTGAAGACCCAGTTAATTAAGGCATCACGATTGTTTACAACATCCTTCACTGGTGTGTCTGTCAAATGGACTCCATAGTGTTCACGACAAACTGGACAAGGAATCATTACCGTCAAAGATTCATAAAATTTAATAGCAGCCTCCTGGTCTTTAGGCGTTGGATTTACAGGATATCCTAATGTTGCTATATGCATAGTTGCCCAAAAGACGGGCCCCCATACATCAGGGCTCATTCCCATACGAGGAAACTTATGAAGAGCCTGGTGCGTCATTCTAATCTAATTCATGATTTGTGAACATGAACCGCGACGCACACTTAAACCTTCTAACAATAGAGATGGCAGTTCGTACGATGCAATGTGTCAATTGTGGAATATTAGGACATTCGTTCCGGGATTGTAAGGAACCGGTTATGTCTTTTGGTATTTGTGCTATAAAGTTTATAGATAATGCTCCACATTATTTATTAATCCGTCGCCGTGATTCGTTAGCCTATGTTGAATTTTTACGTGGAAAATACAAAATGAATCAACAAGAGTATATTCAATTATTATTAAATGGCATGACCTCTGAAGAACGTGGACGTCTACTTACAAATTCATTTGATAAACTTTGGGATACGTTATGGAATAATCAAAATACAAGACAATATCGTAATGAATATGAAAATGCTAAGCGTACATTTGACGGATTAAAAAATACAGGTGATGTACTTGGTAGGCTTCTAACAAAGTATATTGATGATGTTAAAACCTCTTGGAATGAACCTGAATGGGGGTTTCCTAAAGGTCGGCGTACTGTATTAGAATCTGAATTAGATTGTGCTCTACGTGAATTTGAAGAAGAAGCTGGATTTTCTAGAAAAAGTGTACATATTGTACCCGATGAACCACAATTGATTGAAGAATATATTGGAACAAACGGTATTCCATATAAACAAAAGTATTTTATTGGAGGATGTAAGTCTGAAACTATTGCAATGATACAACCAAACAATCGTATTATGAATCGTGAAGTTGGTGGTATTGGTTGGTTTAACTATGAAGACGCATATCAAAAAATTCGTGAAACAAATATTGAAAAACGAGCATTATTAACATCACTTCATACACGTATTTTAAAAGAAGGTTTACATGAACGATTAAATACTGCCATTGAATGGACTACCTTGTAGGTTAATCGGTACAATGATTAAATTAAAACAAACGTCAAAGTAAATGGACATAGAAATCCCAAACGTCGTAAGTGATCTGCCATCAGGTCATATACGTAGTGAATCATTGCCTCTTGAAACGTGGAAACGTATTCGTGAACATGATGAAACATATGGTTTATATCCTGACATTGATGACCCGGAATTTGCCGCACGCTTATTTCGTAAAACTGAATTTGCGTCGCTCAAATCTGTATTGCCTCCAGAAGATACCTGTGAAACAGATGGTTTGACTTTTTCTACTACACCTGTACAACGACTTGTTGCCCGTTTTTTACACCCCACAACACCATACCACGGATTGTTGTTGAACCATGGCGTAGGTGTAGGTAAAACATGCTCAGCAATTACTGTTGCAGAAACTTATTTGGAAACTATGCCAGAACATTGTGTATATATACTATGTCCAAATGCAATTGCCGACAATTTTAAACGAACCATTTTTGATGTTAATCGACTTAAACCAGCGTCTAAAGATGATATGCGTCTTAAGGGTGAACGCTGGATATCTCCCCAATGTACCGGTATGACCTATTTACATTTAACAGGCACAGAAGGTGTTGAAAAGGTTGATGACATTCAAAAAGAAGTTGATAAAGTTGTGCGTGTGCGTTATATTATTAAAGGTTATTTAGCGTTTGCGAATTTAATTCAAAGTAAATTCAATGAAATACCTGCTACAGTTAAGAATAAAGAAGAACGAGAAGAGAAAGAACGAAAAATATTACGTGATATGTTTAACGACCATCTTTTGATTATTGATGAGTGTCATAACTTACGCGATTCTTCAATGGATACTGGATTAGATGAACCAAGTGGTGACGATGTAGATGATGCCCAGATTGCTGATAGTGCTGCTGGCAAAAAATTAACACCTATTATTGAACGTATTGTTGAAGTTACAGATGGAATGCGTCTTATGTTAATGACTGCCACACCTATGTATAATACATTTTCTGAAATTAAATTCTTAATGTATTTATTATTGTTGAATGATACAAAAGATAAACTGCGAGCCAAAAATGAGGTTGATGTATTTTTAGCTGATGGAAAATGGAAATCTGGGGGAGAAAAACGTTTTGGTGCTTTAGCTAAACGTTACGTAAGTTTTATGCGTGGTGAAAACCCAAATACATTTCCTTTGCGTCTTACACCTCCTGAATCTGTTAATCCACTCAAGAATTTCATTGAACGCAAATATCCTGCTATAAGTTTATCACGACGCGAAGGAACAACTACAGATACATTTGATTGGCGTGAAAAACGTATCATGAAAGTACTACCTTTAGTATTAACTGAGGCAGGCAAGGGAACTGCCGTGGAAACGTTACTACAGTCTCTACTTCATCGTCATGCTCATCCTGAATTGGCTGCTGCTGGTACAGGTACTACATCTTTTTTATTAGATCAGGCAATGCAGATAGGTAATATTACATATACGCCTGAAATATATGGAACAAAGGGATGGGAAATTCATATGAAAGAAGAAAAGACGTCTATTAAAGGAACTAATGTGAGTCAATTTATTTGGAAGGGTAGTATGCCAATAGATTCCATTTTTAAAGGTGTTGACTTAGTTTCACATGCCCCAAAGATTGCTAAAATTGTAGAATCAATACGTAATATGATTGGTATATCATTTGTATATTCGCGTTATGTTAAAGCTGGTATATTACCTCTTGCCGTAGCATTAGAACGTTCAGGTGGATGGTGTCGTGTATTGGCTGATGGTACACCGGCTCCATTACTCAAAGATAATAAAGGACCATATACAAATTATTATATTCTATTGACAAGTAATGATGATCTTTCACCTAATTTTAAAGGACTTATTAACTATGCTACAACCTTTAAAAATAAGGAAGAAGCCCGCCTAGGAACAAAGGTCAAAGCCATATTAGGTTCGCAAGTTGCTTCTGAGGGTTTGGATTTAAAATGTATTCGTGAACTTCACTTGTTAGATGGATGGTATCACTTGAATCGTATTGAACAGATTGAAGGTCGCGGCGTCCGTTTCTGTAGTCATTTATTACTTGAAAAGGCTGAACGTAATTGTTTAATTTATTTACATACACTTGTATTACCTAAACATGGTGATGAAACCTATGAAACCGCTGATTTATATGCCTATCGTTTAGCTACACGAAAAGCATTACCAATTGGCAAGGTAACACGTGTATTGAAAGAGCACGCATGGGATTGTAATCTTAACTATGATGCTATTTTATTTGAAGGTATGGATCCTCGTAAAATTATTGATGCTAAAGAACGTAATGCAGAAAGGTATAAAGAGTACGCAAAAGATGTAGATGGTAAATGGGTATATACTATTGAAGATAAACCTTATACACGTTTTTGTGACTATATGGATAAATGTAATTATGAATGTAAACCACCTGCTACTGGAGAACCTTTAGATATAAGTACTGCTCGTGAGTTTGATTATAGACGATTGTTTTTAGAAAAAGAAGAACAATTAAAAAAGTTATTTCAAAAGGAAGATGTATCTCAACATGTTAAAACAATCTTGGACCTTACATACGGAGATGTACAACCACCAGCTATGGCCCGTATTGGTCTTCGTCATGCTTTAGACAATTTAATTATTCGTCGTGATGATGGTATTCCAGGTCGGCTTATCTTACAAAATGACTATATTGTATTTCAACCGTTAAAAGTTACTGATACATTTATACCAATTACATCACGTTATAGTCGTTCATATGGTCGCTTAGCTACACAGACAGTTAAAAGTGTATTACCTGCTGTAGTTGCTGCCAAGATTGCTGAACCATTGAAAAAGGCTAAAGAGTCGTTAAAAATGTGGATAACATCATTAGATGCTATTCTTGCTAAGATTGATGGAGTTGTTGAACCTCCTTTTAAGGAAATGAATATGGAAGCATTTTATGGATGGCGATGGTTATTTCATCACTTTAAAGACATTGCCGACACCCGTAATATAGCACTAAAATGGTGGATGGACAATGTTTGGACAACTGAAGAACGTCGTGCTGTTTTACACTATTGGACACAGGGTGAATATGATAATGTATTTACAAAAGACTTGGCTAGATTATTTGGAAAAGAATTATTTCAGGGTGAAGGTGGTTTGAAAGGATACTTATTATATAATTCGGAAAATAATGAGGTTGAAACCTATTGTTATATTGAAGGTGAAAGTCCTGAACCAGAACGCTGTACACCTTTTTTCAAAGAATTTGTCGAAAAGGCAATACAACCTACACCAGATCGTTCAAAAGATACTGGTGTTATTTTCGGAATGTTAGTCAATAAAAAGGGTAATACTGTTTTTAAAAGTGTAGATAAAGATTCTGGTAAATTAGACGGTGCTGAGTGTTCTAACACTAGTAATTTGGTGAATCATGAATATCGTATTAAATTGTTACATGAACAAATTAAACGTAGTGATTCTACCAGTGCTAAACTTGTAGCTGCATTGTTGCTCAAAGATAATGATGCTCGTGTTGATAATGTAGAACGTCGCGATCGCCAGGAAGCTCTTCATAAATTATACGGTGCTGCTATTAAAAAGAAGAGTATTAAAGCAGTATATGCTGATAAATCTGTTGATGAACTCATTGACCATATATCACATATGAGTTTGAAACAGTCATGTCCATATATGGAATTTTTACTACGATGGATGGATATTAATAAGCTTGATGGTAAACGATGGTTCTTTTCTGTTACAGATAGTTTCCGTGCTGGTGTACGAATGGCTTAAGGCGGCAAGCATAAAAAATGATTAACTTCATAACAATAAGGAATAGTCCAAACAAAATGTATCATACAATTTATTTGGATGAACGTGTATCACTCACTCCTAGTGAATTAAATGGTGTACAAACTGTTGACAATATTCGTGATATGATTGTCACAAAACTCAAAGAAAAACATGAAGGTAAGTGTAATTCTAATGGCTATGTTCGCCCCGGTTCATTACAAGTACTTGCTCGTAGCATGGGAACAGCCCAAAATGGTAAATTTACTGGCGACTTTGTGTATGATTGTAAGATGAAATGCGATGTACTCTTTCCAACAGCAGATTCATTTTTGGAGGCAACTGTCATTAAGATAAATAAGATGGGTGCCTATGCTGTATTTGAAGAAGCTATTCGTGTGTTGTTACCTCGTGATTTACATGTTGGTAATACTGTATTTGATAATATTCAGGAAAATGATTCAGTTCGTGTTCGCATTAAACGTACACGTTTTGATACAAACTCACCATTTATCATGGCTGTTGGTGTACTTGAAAATCAAGCAGATATTGTTGATATGGGTGAACCAGAAGAAAATGCTACAAGTGACAATGAAATTAACGAAGTAGAGATTGAACGTACAGCAGCTCAAAATACTCCAGGCTCCGTGCCATCCCTTGAGGCTGCGGTATAAAAATTCGGTCTAAAGCGTACGTAACTGAAGAAGAATGTCTACACCCGGTCTGTTACCATCTGAAGAATATGAACGTCGTAAGAAATTTTTAGAAGGCTTGAAACTTTTGACACGTGCCGAACATATTGAGATTGTTCGTTTATTACAAAAACACGAAGCTGTATTTTCTGAGAATCAAAATGGTATCTTTTTCAATGTTGTTGCTTTGTCACAGCCAGTCTTTGATGCGTTAGAATTATTTCTAAGTTTCACACAGTCTAATCGTCGCGACTTAGCAGATCGCGAAAAGTATATGAGCACATTGGCCCAAGTTACAGGAACTGAAAATGTTGTAGACATGTCGTAATAACTATACAATATTATGTATTGTAAGGTTATTTAATTACTATTCTTGCGGGTTGGCTTCTTAGTATGACGCTTATGTCTGCCGATTCCAGCCGCTTCGTCTGCTGCAATCTTAGCCGCTGCGGCTAATAGATTAGCCTTGTTACGATTCTTGCGGCTTTTAGCAGCGGCGACACGATTTGCCTTTGCCTTAGACTTCACATCTGCTTCGGCCGCCTTGGCTACCGCAATACGAGCAGCGTTTTCAGGAGC